CAGCGGTGGCGAATCCAAGCTCGTTTACACCAGCAAGGTAGACGCCCGAATCAGGGTCAGACTCGAACGCAATGCTCGGTGCAGCCGCCGTCCCATCAGGCGCACCACGCAGCAATTCCTCAATCGTGATTCGCTTGTTCTGGTCCGCTGCCGCAGCTTCTGAAATATCAACAATCGGCAGATAGTCGCCAGCAGCAGGCGTCGTCAGTGCCGCGAGCTGCGAAATCTTCCGGTTAGTCACGTTTCAGACGCCTAGTTTCTACGTCTGATTCTACGAAAGGTTCCAGCGACGGAACACACTCCGCGTCAGCTGTACTCCCAAATACGAATCATGCCGGAACCACCGTCTCCTCCGGTGTAAGTGTTTCCTGCATAAGCGCCGCCGCCGCCTGAACCATACAAGCCATCAGCCCCGTGTCCACTGCTGCCTGCAACAGCGCCGAGACCGCCAGCTTGAAAGTAGGACGTGCCGCCATTACCTCCATCGCTTCCGGTCGGTACGACGCCAACTTCACCATACCGATTGATGTCACCGTTAGTTGGTGCAGTAAGAGTTGTAGAACCGCCATACGCCGTGAGTGTTGTCGCCCCGACAGTAAAGGTCGTGTTGCCTCCGTTGCCGCCAGTGCCTGTGCCGTAAGCGCCTCCAGTTCCACCAGCACCGACTGTCATCGCGTAAGAGGTGCTTGCTGTGACGGTAAAAAACTTTGCGCAGAATCCCCCAGACGTGCCACCAAGCCCAGGACTATATGTGGCGGGGAAACCAAAAGAGGTATAAGCACCACCTCCACCCTGTCCGCCGCCAACGCATTCAACGTAAATCTTGGTGCAACCTGCAGGCGTCGTGTAAGACGTGCCGGAAGTCAAAATCTGAGGAACGCGAATCAAACCGCCACCAGCAATGCCCCAGCTGACATTTGTCCCGTCAGTCGTTAAGGCTTTTGTGCTGTTGCCGGTCTGGCTGGGAAGCAGCGCATTAATTGCCGCCGATGCGGTGGTTTGACCTGTGCCGCCATTAGCAATTGGGGTGATGCCGCCAGCAGCAAAGTCAGCATCCAGTGCTCCGACTGTGATCCAGTTCGTATTAGCCGCATTGCGAATCTTCCAGAGCGGCGGTGAAACGCTGGTATCAACCCACGGCTGGAATGCAACCGTTACCGTCGGGGCGCTTGCACCACTGCTTTGGCTATAAAGCGCGGCAAGATTATCGTTGATGTCCGCACGAACTGCCGGAAACGTCGCGTTCTGTACTGTCTGGTCGCTTTGAGCCATTACAAGGCACGCCCGAATCCAGTTGCAGTGTAAGTGAACCCACTGCTCGTCGCATTTGTCAATGTAGCGGTGAAGCCCTCTGCACTGGTGCCGCTTAGCGTGACAAAGCCATTGTTTCCAAGGTCAGCGGGCGTGATGATGATTTCAGGCGTCTGGTAAAACGCATTGGCAAAGGTGACTCCACTGCCTGACGTACCAGAACCAGTCTCCGTGCGGCGAGTCAAGTCAAGCGTTGCACCAAGCTCATCCACCGCAACATTGATCGCGGCACTGGTGGTCGTCATCTCAGACTTAATCTGGATTCCGCGTCCACGCACCACAGCAGCAACAAATTCAGTCCACGGACCCCACGTCGGTGTGCCAGCTGGGTCATCATCCGTTGTCCGCACATAGGTCACGACATTCACCGAGTCGGATGTGGTTTGGTCAAACAGACCCTCGGCGTCATCAAACAATCCGGCGTAATCATCAAACAAAGTGCCCGTACCAGAGCTGGGACGGCTCAGAATCCTGCGACGCAGAACCGCGTCATACGTTTTCGCAAGGTCAAACGTATCCTGGAACGTATATTCAGCCGCACCATCCACCTCGAAGTAGAGGTTGTCAACGTAGTTCAGCGATACATACAGATCCGGTTCCAGCAGCAACGCCGTTTCGGAAACGCTGTAGGCACAGTTGACCTTGGTGCCATTGAACGGTGTGCCGAGTGATTGTTCTGCCCACGTTTTGACGTTTAAGCGGGCATCAGCTTCGGGCAGTGTGACCTCAACGCCCACCGCATTTTCAGAGCGGTTGCCCAGATAATCCTCCGCCTTGACGAAGTACGTTCCAGCAAGCAGTGGCACCTGCTTTTGCGTTGACGTGCCAGAAACACCGTCAACAATCCGGTTGCTGCTGTTCCATTCCGCAGAAGCCAAAGCGCGTGGATCATGCCGCACGATGATGCGACCGCCAAGCTGTACGTCTAGGTCTGGGACTTGCTGCCAAGTGAGAATTGCCTGAGTGTCGCTGATTGGCGTCACACTCAAACCAGTGATGTCAGTCGGTGGCGCACCAAGACCTTGGACGGTGTAATTCGCCAGTGCTGGCTCGCTATACAAGATTTCAGTGGCGCTGATGCTGCTGACCTGAATTTGATAGTTGCCGACCTTGGCGTCCTCAATGTCAAAAGTTGTGCCCTGCACTCGCACCGTGGTGAAGTTGTCATCCTCATGCCGGTAGCGGACGCGGAACTTTTTGATGCCCTGTGGTCCGCGCCAGTGGAAGGTGACCTTGATTGCGATGCGACCGTTGAGGACGTACTGCAACTCTTTGGTTTGCAGACCGCCAAACGTGGTGACAGTCAAAACCTCTAGGTCTGTCGGGGGATCTGGGATGACGTTGAGGTCGCTGATGTCGCGCACCTGGAGCTGCTCGCCGTTTTCGATGTAGGCGTACTTGCCCTCGTTATGCGCCAATGCAGTGATGGCGTAGTTGATGCCGTCTTGCTCGGAAACACTCAACACGCGCCACGTTGACGCCTGAAGCGTTGGGCTTTCCAGCATCCAAATGCTGTTGGCGGCAGGTGCTGCGCTGTACGCCGATTGCACCGTGATTACACCGTCAACAACAGTGGAAACTTCGCGCTGCTCCACCGTGCCATCAGGCAGAAGCACACTCAAGATTGAACCGCCAGCAAAGCTGAGGTCTGTGTTTGCCGTGTCGTCAACCGTCACGGTGGTGGTAGTTGCTGCGTTGATGCGACCTGCACGACGGGAACCAGCTTTGACTGGATCGGCAATCAGGATGATTTGACCGGGGCGGACTTGCTGACCCGCTTCCAGGCTGGATGCAAAACTGACGACTTCTTTTTCGTAGCGTTCGGCGTACAGAAGCCAGCGACCGATTCGATTTGCCTGCCCGCGACTGGTGCAAGCAAAGGCGCTGATTTCTGTACGGACAACACCGTATTTATCAATCGCCTCAACGTCTTCCACCACCTCAAAAGCGGTGTCCCGTAGGGTCAGATCCAGGTAGCTGACGACTGCAACATTGGGGCGAGTCTTGAGGCTGCCACCCGTGTAGCTGAACCCTTCGGGGGTGACGTTGGCGTTGGTGAACAGGAACGCTGGGTCTTCTGGGCGATCCTGGGCAATGGTCATGCTGCCGCTGCTCCAGAAGCCTTGGCAGCGCATTACGGACAGCAGATCGTTAATCAGCTTGTACGCTTCCTCAGCAGTTTGGATTGTGGTGTTGCACGAGAACCGCGCCTCCGTTCCACCAAAGCCATCATCGACAAGCGTGTTGGCGTACTTCGATGCGGCAAAGAATGCCCACTTATCGAGCTGCGCTGTGTTGATGTGATCGCCTAATCCAAAGCGGGAGCTGGTCAGCAGGTCATACAAAATCCACGCTGGGCACGATGTCCAAGCCGCAGCCTGGAACGTCCCATCCCAAACAAAATTGGTGGGATAAACAATCCGCCCAGTATCGGAATCAACGGTGACGCCAGATGGGATTTGAACCTTGACGCCTTTGACGAGATAACTGCGCGAGGGGATGCTGCTGAACTGTTCGGCGTCAATCCGCAGACCAACTAGGGCGCTGTTGGGGTAAGCCAGTTTTGCCCAGATGATTTCCGTGTAGCTGGACCACGAGAAGGCATTCGCTACCAGCCCTGACGTGCTGTCATCCGTAATCCGGGTGACTCTTATATCAACGGAATCGCTGGGATTGGGACGTGCCAGCTCAATCAAATAATCCTTGCGGTACTCGTCTGCAGTGCGCCCGGTAATCGTGTCCGAAACAACGGTCGTAAAACCGCCAGACGCATATTGGATTGCAATCTCTAGCTCAACGCTGGTGCCAAGCGTGTCCCCGGTGCCAGCATCAATAACCTGTAGTGATGGGATTGCAATGGTGACGCGAACAGCATCAACATCAACGTCAGTAACGCTTCGGGTGACCGGAACGTCCTTGACAACAGTGACGCCGACGGGTTTTTCGTCTTCAACGCCGGGCGTAAATGGGATGTGCTCTTGGTTCTGCGTTCCAGTGCGGGTATAAATCTCAACGTCTTCGAAGTTGTAGGTGCCGTTTGCGTTTTGCAGCGGCGTGTTGTTGAGGTAGATGGACTTCAAGCCATCAGCTAATCCCTCGATTTCGCCTTCGGAAATCAGGTCAATAACGTTGGCATACTGCCTTGAGTCAAGGCTGTCGGGTGTTGTTTGGGGTGTGCGCGAGCTGCCGCCACCGCCGCCTTTGCCGCCGCCACCACCTGCACCAGTAATTGCGGTCATGCTTTCACCTGCACCGTGTCAACACCGGCAGAGATGACAACACTGCCAGTCAGAGTTTTACCGTAGACGACTGGAACAGGTACGCCTTGGCGGCTTGTTTGCTGGATACCGCTGAAGCTGTATGACTTGCGTGGGTCGCTTTGGGTGTCTACGCCTTGAGCAACTTTTGGGACAGGGCTAAGCAGCTGCGCGATGCCGCCTAAGACAAGGGACGCACCAATAGAGCCGATTGCAGCTGCAGCAGCGCCACCAAGAACGAAACCCGACTGAACAGCAAAACCTGTCGCTACGGGTCCTGTGGCGACAGAACCAAAAGCTGCCACTGCGGGACCAGCAACAACTGCAAACGCTATAAGCGCTGCACCCAAAATAATTCTGCCTGCCGCGCCACCACCCGCACCAACAACAACCGGCGCAATCCTGACCTCTTCCTGACCTGCCGGGTAATGCAGCTCATCCAGTGACAAGTCAAAATTGCCCGTGCTCACGCGGTAGTGCTGGTCCGCCATGTGCTGTTCCACGCCAGGGAAATTGGCGACCAGAAAACGCACTGCTTCAGCAGCCGTTGCAATATCTGCCTGCAGAACGCGCCTGCCGATAAACTCCGCCAACGGTCCGTAGAGCTTGATCTTACGGAGCATGGCGCAACCTCCTTCCCGTGCATTTTAGATACTGCCCGCCATATAAGTCACGGCTAGACAGGCGACTTTGTAGGTGGTGCAAAATCATGCCATCGCCCAGATACACCGCACAGTGATTCAAGCCAGGCGATCCAATCGACATCAGCAGCAGGTCGCCACGCTCCAAAGGCTCATCTTCCGATAAACAGCGGAAGCCAGTCGCCGCCCAGCAACCTTCAAACATTGGTGCGGCTAAAAACTGCTCAGAATTTGCAGGGCGGTCCCAATCCCGCAGTTGAATACCGTTTTCGGCGTACCAGTCACGCGCCAAGGTCCAGCAATCCTGTACTGCCCACACCCACTGGCGACCAATTAACGGTGCCTTGTAACCGCATGGGATGTACTCGCCCCAGGCTTGGGTTTTGGGGTTGACGATGTACCAGGGCAAACCGAGTTTTTCAGCGGCGCTTTTGTCGGCTTCGCTTGCGGCTGCTGGTGTAATCGGATGGCTGTGGACGATGGCAGTGATTTCGCCAGCATCCTCCGCGTTGGCGTAGTCCTCGGGCGATAGGACAAACATCTGCTCAGGATGTGTTGCGAGATTGGCGCACGGCCAAAACTTCTCGCGCCCTTTGACAATGACCAAAACCCCGCAAATTTCCTTGGGGTCATGCTGCTGCGCGTAAGCCAGTGCGGTATCGCGCCAGGTCATGCAAAGAATGTGCCGATGCCTGGGAAGCCGCCGTGGGGCAACCTAGCGTTGTCGCCAAAACGTGCTTTGCAGCTGTCAACCTGTTTGCCGCAAACGTCTTGGCTCGCGTTGCCAACAGGGTTGTTATTCACATCGAAGTAATTTGAGCCGGTGTAGCTACACTCCGCAGAGCGATACACCCACTGGCAACGGGTCACACACTGACGCTTGGGTGCTCGAACACCAGCGAGGTCAAATACGCTGGCAAGCTCGAACTCGATGATGTCTCGGGTTTCGGCTGATTTGCGGTCAACGTAGTAAATCTCGCGTGGAAATTCGGCATAAGGGTCTGGTTCTGCACTGCCGCTTTCTTGCCTGAACTCGTCTCCGTCTTCCAGCAACAGGGTAAAACCATCCTCAAGTAGCAAATCGCCGCCGATGAGGTTGATGTCATCGAGGTAGCGCCCCAAGGTGCGGATTCGCGTGACCTTGGCACCTTCCAAACCGTCGGGCAGCGTCAAGATCAACGCCGTCAACGTGCCCAAGGCATTCGATGCCCGGAGCGTTGGACGCGGCAAACTGCCCTGCCCGTTCCACTCAAAACCTTCCGCTTCAATCGGAATGGCTTGATAATCCTGCCCTGCCCAAGTGATGTCGGTCA